CTTCTGCTCAGCGGTCATCGACTCGAATTCCTTAGCGACATCTAATACGCCTTTTGCGTAGTCATTAAACACAGGAACTAACTCATGGCCGATGGATACTGCTAAGCGTTTTCCGGTATTCTCTAAATCTTTTAATTCACGATTTAGCTTTGCGGATTTAGCTGCAGTCTCATCGTCGATGATAAGCCCCATTGCTTTGGCACGTTCAGCCACTTTGTCCATCTGCTCAGCAGACATATTTAGCATGGCGTGCATTTGATACCCAGTACGGCCAAAGAGTTCCATTTCGACACGAGTCTTTTCAGCCCCGTCCTTCATGCCTCTTAGACGTTCCTGTATCATCTTAAACACTTCGACGGTATTCTTGCCTTGAATATCTTCAAGTGTGTAGCCTAATTTACTGAATATATCAGTACCGAGTTTTCCCTCTGCCCGTGCGACTTCCATTTTTTCTTTGGCTGCTCCGACATTTTTGGAAAACTTAGCAAATGCACCAGCGCTATCTTCCATAGCAATACCCATGTAATTGGCTACTGCTAATAGTTCGCTGGTTTCTTTTGCCGTAGCACCGGTAATCCCTGATAATTTCTTAACGGCTACATCCCATTGAATAGCCTCTTTGGCAAGTTTGGCACCGATGCCTACAACGCCAACACCGGCACCTATCGCCATGAGGTCATTTTTCATTTTGCCAAGGGCAGATTTGGCGCCTTCGGCACTTGCAGTAATTTTCTTGAGTCCTGCTTCCGTATTCTTATCGGTCAGCTGAACGACAATATCAATTAAATTATTGGCCATTCTTGTGCGCCACCTCCAACTCTTTAGCTTCCAAGATTACAAGCAGATCGATAAGGTGCGGTAGTGGCTCAATGCCGTAAGCCCTCGCCACTTCTAATACCGCTGGCATATCAAATCCTGCAATACCGCCTGAATGCCAACGTCGCTGCATTCGGCTAGCGTTGTATACTCGCATGGCTTGTCTCGTTCCATCTAATTGATGCGGGGAATTAAACTCGCACTCCGAACAGTCAAAATGCTGTTTAGTCTCACGTTGCATCTTGATACAATCAGAGCAGTATTTTGGTTTGTCGGAGTTGAGCCAACTCCACGCATCAATTAGTTTTTTTCGATTTCAGCCTTTTTTTCGTGCGTAAAGCGCATGGTATCGAGTGCAACTTCCATAAGATCATTATCTGGCGCTGCGTTGATTTCATCTTCGGTCAAGCCATAGATGTGTTGCATAATCCATTGCGCAAGCTCACGAGAACGTAATAGGCGTTCTGTATCCGGTGCTTCTTCCGGAACTGGGGTATACAATGGGTCTAAACCAGATTTAATTAATTCACCACGTTCAGCGAATGTTAAGCCTCTTACTTTAATATCTTCAAATGCCATGTTGGCACCTCCTAGTATTGTTCTTGATTATTAACTAATGTAATGATGGATGCAGAGCGACCGGCATCCGCACGATAGTATGCTTTAAACGGCAATTCAATATTGACGCCACGAGGACCATCGATGCCTGGAGATTGTCGTTCGTACACAAGTTCAGGCAATTTGAATGTAAGCGACCAGTCATCTTGTTCAAGTCGCAATTCCAAGCTGGATTCCGTACCGTTAACCGCTTTGTTTAAAAGGTCCTTATTTTGGAAGAACGCTTTAATCGTCCCAGAAATTGACACAATACCTGGGTCGATGTATGTTCTAAAGCCTTTACCGCCGATAGCGTAAGAATCACCATCCAAGCCAAAGTCAAAGTTGATATCGCAACTTAGAATATTGGCTACAGTAACGCCACCCTCTTTGATAGTTGCGTTAAGGTTTTGGAACGGTAAGAAATTTACTGTCTTAGCTGCAGCATCAAATGTAGTGGAGGCTAATGTTTCCTTGCAGCCCATTACATCCACAGATGCTGTAAGTTCGGAGTCACCGCCAAACTTAAATCCTAATTTACTAACTCGCGCGCCCGCGAATTGTTGGAACACATTAACATCAGGGTAGCCCTGCTCAATAGTTAACGACGGCATTGTGTTGCCGATTTTAAACACGTGCTCTGACTTCTTATTTGGCGCTTGGCCAGTTGTATTAGAAGTCGGTTGCCCAAATGCAGCTTTTAGCCAGTATCCGATGTCGACTACACCAACAGGCACGACCAAACTACCGGACGTGTCAATGTTGCCACGGAATGGAGCTGCGGGATTACGATCACCACGGATTACTGTGGAGTCATTTAAATTTTGGCTAGCTTTTACGGAGCTAGAAATAATCGGAGTGATAACACCGCCAGTGGTTGGCGTTGTACCAAAGTCCGACTCAAACGCAATCGCCACATGGGACTGAGAGCCCTGCGCACGTTTTGCTGTTGCCATATGCATTTCCTCCTTTAATATTCAATATTCCCACCGATTACATGCGGGATTTCTATAGTAGCTGTTAAACGTCCAGTGAA